CTCAGGCCGCGCTCGCCGCGCAGGAACAGATTGTTGCGCAGGCAGCTGCTGAAGCAGCGGCGCCTGTCGCCGATCAGGTAGAGCCAGCTGGGCAGGCTAATACCAGCAATTGATTGATGGGTGGTGAGATACCCGCTTTACACAACGTGAGTTGTGTCTGATGCGATTTACACAAAGGATCTCACCATGACCTGGGGAAATAACAACGCCGGACCCGTCGGCGTACCGCCGACTGGACCTAACGTCCCCGCCGGCCAGATGATCGGCACGGGCGGTGGCGTCGCGACGCCGCTGTACAACGCGAGCTTCGAGTCCGTGCTCGCCGCGGTTTCCCGCGGTGAAGTATCACTGAACCAGGTCGTGCAGAACGGCAGTCAGTTCGGCGGACTGAACAACGGTCCCGCGGGTAGCAACATCAGCGCCGGCAACCCGACACTGCTGCAAGCGATCAGTCAAGGCAATCCGCAGAACGGCACCAACGGCATCAACGGCGTTGCGGCCGGCGGTGGCACGGTGAATTCGAGCTACGCGAGCGCGAACACCAATCCCGGCACTTTCGATGCCGGATTCGATTCGACTGCAACCATTGACCCCAAACAGGTCATGAACAACGCGGGCGTGCAGCTCGCGTCGCCGATTCAGTACGGTGGGAACTAAGATGGCGAATTACGGACCCAACGGCGGTGTGGTTGTCGGTCAACCGATCTCCCCCTTCTTCGGTGCACAGAACGGCGCGAACGCCGCCGCACCCATCATCCAACAGCCAACCTCTGCCCCGGTCCCCGGCGGCATGCAAGCGACGGGCGTGCAGATGTCCGTGCTCGAAGCGTGCTCCCGCGGCATCATACCGCGCAACGCGCAGTTGGCATCTGTTGCCGGCCAAGCCGTGAGCGTTGGCGTCAGCGCGCTGCAAGGCGATAGCATGACGTTGGATGAAGCGCTCGGCTCCGGCAACGGCGCGCAGGTGAATCTTGGTGTCGCTGTTCCGCCGAACGCGAACAACAACGTCGCGACAGAAACCGCGGGCGTGAACAATCAGGTCTTCGTCGAAGGTATCGCGAGCGGTGTGGCAACATCTGCGACCGGCCCGGCGGCGACCAACATCGAGTCAGTGGTCAGTGCTCCGACGCCTGCATCCACTTCGACCGCGAATGTCTCGCTGCTTGCGGGAGCGTTTCAGGGATGACACAGTACGGTACGCCTTACGGCACCCCACTCAATAGCACCGGCTTCCAAGGCACGCAGCCAGGCAACCCCGTGCAATCCACACTGCAGCCCGTGAATCCTGGCGTGGGCCTTTTCCCGCCCAACTCGAACAACGCGAGCGGTGATACCGTTCTCGCGTCCGCATCGCGCGCGGCTCTGCCGTTGAATGCGCAAGGCTCGGGCTACGGCGTCACCTCGCAAGCAGGTGCCGGTCCCGGCGCCAACGGCGGGCGTACGATAGCGGAAGCGCTGTCCATCGGTGATCGCAACGGTGCCGGCACGCAGGTCGGCGGCGACACACTGAACAGTGATTTGAACGGCGGCCAAAGTTTAGGTGCCGGCGGCGCGAACCAGACCGAAGGTCCGACCTCGGGCGAGGCTAGCCAAGCGGCCACCACGCAACCGATCAACACGCTCACGCTACAGGGCGGCGCTGCGCCGATCTTCGGAGGCTAAGATGACGAACTATCCTGCCTCACTAGCTGAGTTTGAAACGAACACCGGCATGCCCGGCGCTGCGCCCAATGGCGCGCAGATGCAAGGCAACCCGAACGGCTCAGTCGACGCCGTACCCCAACAGAACCTGCCCGGCAATCAGAACGCCGTTCAGCAGCTCGCTGCCACTCAGATCTCGAATGGCAACATCTCCGCCAACTCCGTGCCGATTAATGTGAACAGCGCGCCGGGCACCGACTCGTTGCTCGCGCAGCTCTCGCGTGGTCAGGTGATCTTGACGGACACCACGTACGGTCAGTCGGCGTACATCGCCGGCAACGCAGGCGCAGGCAACGTGAACACGCCGGCAGTGCAGCCGGTCGTCACTCGCGTCGCGAGCGGTCTCACGTATCCCGCGCCCGGCGCGCAGAATCACGTCGGCAGCTGATGGCTGGCACTGGCTCGTACGGACAGAAGACCACACCGAACCCGAACGTGTTCGCGCCGGCCGGTATGGGCGGCGATGTGTGGGGAGCGAACGGCGGTGGCGCTGTAGCAGCCGGCGGCGGTGCGACTGATCAGACTGGATACGCGAAGCCGATAGCGATCACGCCATCGGATTGCGAGATGGTGCTGAATTACATTCCGGCGGTGCCACCGACAGTGGCGGCACTAACGGTGATGGGACAGGAAGCCAACGGCTTGCTGTCGAACCAGACGCCGCAGAGCTCACTCGTGAGTGGAGGCAGCAATGCAGGTTAAGTCACGCGGCGCCACTTTCACGGTGAGCCAATTTCTTTTGATCCTGCTCATCGGAGCGGGACTTGCGAGCGCAGCGACGAGTTTGTATCTCTCCGCGCATCGCACGATCAGTTTTGATTCATGCAGGCTTTAGCCTGCTGCTTATCCGTCAAGTGACGGCGTCGATTCGATGCGCGTAAGCGCGAGGAAAATTTCATGACAGCATTGGGCGTCTTTCGAGACGATTTCTACAACGCGATCTCGGTTCTGCCGAATTCGCAGTACACCACGACCGTCCAGAACGGCGGTGTGTTGGCGGCTACGCAGTTGTGCGGTGCCGGTGATTGCTACCTCAGCGCGAGCGGCCAAGCCGGCGCGCAGGCACTGACGACTGACTCCGCGATCAACATCATCGCTGCTCTTCAGGCAGCGGTGGCGACGGCGTACAAGCAAGGTCTCGGCGCATTTGCGGCCGGCGTCAACCCGCCGCCCGGCGTGCCGAACCTGTTCAACGTCGCCTGGACGTTGACGATCCTGAACTTCAATACCGCGTCGGGAGCTATTACGCTCACGGGCGGAACGGGCGTCACGATCACGGGCACCAACACCATCGCGATCAACGCGGAGCGCATCTTTGTGATCACGGTAACGTCTCCGACGACCGTCAACATTCAGAGCGTCAACTCCGGCACCATCGCCGCTTAATTTCGATTTCAACAGAGAGGATTTTTCACATGGGTAAAGCAGAGAGCGCCAAGATGAAGGGCGAAGAGTATCTGAAGGGGCGTCGAGCCGGCGTCGAAGGAACTCACGGCGCGAGCCGCAAGGGCGTTGCCGAGAAGACGTTGCTGCCGCATTCGGACACCTGCGATTCGGGTGGCGAGAGCGAGCTGAACAGCAAAGCGCATTCACTGTACCGAGACGCCGTCTCGGGCCGTGGCGACAAGCTGGGCGACAAAGCACTCACCGAGCGGTAAGTGCCAAGCAAGTCCCCAGCCCAGGCTAGACTGATGCGTGCTGCCGCCCATGGCTGGAAAAAGCCAGGGGGCGGCGGCCCGTCCGTCGAAGTGGGGAAAGAATTCATGCACGCGGACGAGCGGAAAAACGCTCACAAGTCGCGTGAAGGTCGCGCCGATCATAAGCGCGAGATGAATGACTGGGCCGAAGGCAAAAGGAAGACACCATAATGGGCGTCGATACAACGTTCCAGCCGAAGACTCCCACCTTTGCGGTGGACAGCTCGGCAGCCGTCGCGATTGATGGTCGTCAAGATGGTGTCACCTCGTGGCGCATCCGCGCGGTCAAAGTCAGCGGCTACATCAAATGGGCACAAGGCAGTGCGGCCGCTCCGTCGGCTGCAGTCGCTCCCGTGCTCGGCACACCGGTCGTGAATGAGATCGGCGTGAACCTCGGGCAGACCGTATACATCGAAGGCGTTGGCGCCTGGTTGCAGTTCATCGGCGACGCCGTGTTCGCAACCAGCTCGTTCGAAGTCACTGGTGGACAAGGAGGCTGCGGTGGCTGAGATTGCACCCATGCTCGGCGCCATTTTCGGCGTGAGCAAGACCCCGAAGGGTCAAGACAAAAAGCGCGCGAAGCGGTCGAAGGGCGAGAAGTCCGTGACCGAACCCGCGCAGCAGCACGGCGAATTGGCTTCGTACCAAGCGCCGAAGCCGCTCCCGGAAAAGAAGATCATCAAGGAAAACGCGAAGCATACGCTGCGTCGTGCGACCGAAGATTGGGTGGACGGACGCATCACCACGAAAGAGCACAAAGCCGTGCATGATCGTGCGAAGCACGTTCTCTCGGGTCGTCACCCGCATGAATTTCGCGGCCCGAGCGGCGAGCGCTCGTTCAAGAAGATGCGATGATCATCCTTCTTCAAATTCGCCTGGGTGTCTGCTACTGCAACATCCGCGTCGACCGCTCTTGGCGGTAAGATGGTCATAGGCAACCGATATCTGCAAGGTTCTCCGATCCTGCCGTACGCCAATGTCAAGGCGTATCCCGGCACGGATCTTTTCATGGACGTGCAGTTTGTCGATCACACGAATACCCCCGTAATTCCTACTTCGATCAGCATCGAGATCGACGACATTACGAACAGTGTGGTGATGGCAGGACCAGCCACACTGAACGCAGCCGGCGCTGTAGGATCAGCCGGCGTGCCTTTTACGTACTCGGCATTCGCAGCGACGATGACGCTGCAAGTTTTAGGTTCGGCTTGGCAGATGACGTTCCCGTATATCGGATCGCAGCTCTGCCAGGTCGGCATGCAGTTCACGGCCGTTGACTCAGTCACCGGCCAACCGTTCACATCGAACGCGGTGATTGCAATCGTGGAGTTGTGCGCCCTCGCGACGGTGAGCGGCCTTCCGTTTTGATTTCGTAAGGTGAGAGGTACGAAAATGTCGAAGATAGATTTTAGCCAGCGCCTGCTGGATGACTTGATCGCAGTCGCTCTCCTGGACAAAGCAGAGGGCGTGATCAAGCTGCCAGATTGGCAACGCGTCCTGCGCGGCGAAGTCGTCGCAGTTGGCCCCGGCCGCATGCTCCCTCTAGGTGAGCGTGCGCCGATGGAGTGCAGCGTCGGGGACATCGTCTCTTTCGCAGCCACCGCCGGCATGGACTCGGATTACGGTGTAGGAAAAAAGATCCGCCTCATGCGAGACACCGATGTCGACGCTATCATCGAGGTGGCGGCATGATGCTCACGGAAGAGCTGGAAGAAGTCGGTAAGCGCACACGAGTGTTGCGCGACCGCGTGCTCGTGAAGATTCTTCCGTACGTTCATCCGACGCTGGCGACGCCCGGCATCGAGATCAACAAAGGTGTCGTGATCGCGGTCGGCTACGGTCGGCGCCAACGGCGCAAGGTCGCGTTCAAGCAGGAGATCAGTGACGGACCTCCCGTGCTCGGTCCAGACGGAAAAGTCATGCAGTTTGCGAAGAGCAAACTCTCGGGCAAGATGCTATGGTTTGAGGACGGCCCTGAAACTGGCGCGATCATCCCGATGCAAGTGAAGCCGGGCGACGTCGTTGAATTCAGTTTCCGCAACATCACGCTGGTCGACTTCGACCGCGTAGGATTTCCAGGCATCGGCGATCTCGCCTTCGTCTGGCAGAAGGCGATCTACTCTGTCGACCCGGATGAGTCACTCAACGAGTGCCTGATGTGGCAGCAGAGCGCCGGCTACGACCGGAAAGGTAACTTCATGAGCGGTGCGGAGGATTGGCACCGAGCATGAGCGATAAGTGGCCGAAGATCAAACCGGAAACTGTAGCGCCATTGCGCGATGGTCGACCGGATTTGTACAACTACCAGCCGACGCGGTTCGTCTCGAAGGAAGAGGCGACAGCGCGCGGCTGGAAACTGTTCTGGACTGGAGAGATATGCGTCACCGGCCACCGCGCTGCGCGCTACGTCTCGAACAGCAGCGTCTGCACCGACTGCCAGCGCATTGAGCGCGGCAAGGTGCCGGTCTACGGCAAGGGTGTGCCGGAACTGGAAGCCGCGCGTAAGCGCAACTACACGCAGAAAAATACCGCGCCAGCCGGACCAGCTCAGCCGAACGCTGGCGAGAAGAAGTTTCTAGAGAAATACGCGGAGCTGAAGGACTTCACGGCTGCGGCCGAAGCGCTCGGGCGTACTGATTCGGAATTTTTGGCGGTCTTGAGTTGGAACGAGACGTTTCGAGAAGCGGTGAACCGTCTCGAAGAGAGTATGGGAATCGCTCGTACCGGGTCGATAACGGAAGAATTCGACTGGACAGAGGACAAGCGACGTATTTTCTTGATCACGTATGCCAACACGGCGGACATGAAGCAGTCTCTGCGTGTGATAGGCGCGACCAACGTGCAATTTCATCGCGAATTGACGGACAACCCCGATTTTCAGCGCGAATTCGATGAAGCTACGCAAATAGCGCGAGCCGTTTTCGATCACGCAGCTGCGGCAACCGCCATCAAAGGCGACTCCAAGCTGCTCGGACGCGTGGCTGCGAATTTCTTCCCCGAAAAATACGGAGAGAGCCTGAAAATGGATCTCAACGTTAAGGGGACCATGACGGTGGAACAACAAAATGCGGAATTATCCTCGCTCCTATCAGGACTTGCTCGACAGGGTGTACTCGTCGCTAGAGATTCCGAAAGAATTGTTGGACCCGACATCATCGACGCAGACTATTCTGTCGTTGAACCCGAGAACGAGAAGCAGACTGATCGAGATCCTGCGCCAGAGGCAGTATGCGTTGGCGCAGACCCAAATAGTGACCTGGTTTCAGGATCCGAGTGACCATCCAGCACTGAAAAATTGCCCGCTCGGCCGCGCGCACTACCCGAAGCAGATGCAGTTCTTCGCTTCGGAGTCGGTGCACGACGAGGTCGCGCTGTTCGGCGGAAACCGAACTGGAAAAACGCACTGCTGCTGCTTTGCGGACACGCTGCACCTGACGGGACTCTATCCTGAGTGGTGGCCGGGACGAAGATACACTCGACCGATCAATATGTGGGTCGCGACGGACACCGCGAAGAACACGCGAGACATTTTGCAGGATAAATTCTGCGGCAAGCCCGGCGTTGAGCAAGCGTACGGCACCGGAATGATTCCTGGCGATCTTTTGGTGCGGCGGACGGTGAAGCACGGTCTCGCCGATGCGTTCGAGACTGTTTTCGTGCGGCATGTGTCCGGCGGACTCTCGACGCTGCAATTTAAATCGTACGATCAAGGTCGTGAAGCGTTCCAGGGAACGCAGCAGGACCGCATCCACCTCGACGAAGAGCCGAAGCTGGAGATCTACACCGAATGTCTGCTGCGTCTCATGAGCACAGTGCCTGGTGAGCTGAACGGCACGCTGGCGCTGACCGAGACACCACTACTTGGAGTCTCGGACCTGATGATCACGTTCATGCCCGACCTTTCGCCGGAGCCGGACGCGATGCCGGCGCAGGCGTGGGACATGGGCGAGGAAGAAGAGCAGGAGATCGTCGTCAATGAGTAAAAGCGCGATCTTTCTCGACATGGATGACGTTCCGCACCTCAGCGACTCTGAGAAGAAGAAAATTCTGGCCGGCGTTCCGTCCTGGCAGCTTCAGGCACGTAAGTCCGGCATCCCTGGTCACGGTGTCGGCGCGATCTATCCGATCCCCGAAGACGTGATGCTGATCGAACCGTTCGACATCCCGGCCCACTGGCCGCGCTCGTACGGAATGGATCCAGGTTGGAACTGCACCGCAGTGATCTGGTTTGCTTGGGACATCGACAACGGATTCAAAGATGCTGCCGGAAATATGCGTTACCCCGCGGTGGCGTACGACGAATATTATCGCGGCCAGGCTGATCCGGCCGTGCATGTTGCGGCGATCAATCGTCGTGGTTCGTGGATTCAGGGTGTCATCGACCCCGCCGCGCAAAAAGCGCGTGGCACTGATGGCGAGCTACTGATCGACACGTATTGCCGTCTCGGGCTGAAGGTAAGCAAGGCCGACAACACTGTCGTGACCGGACTGGTTCAGACCTGGGACATGCTCTCGACGCAGCAACTGCGTATATTCACGACGCTGTCGAACTGGCGCAAAGAAGTGCGACTGTATCGCCGCGACGAGAAAGGCAACATTATCAAAAAGAACGATCACCTCATGGACGCCACGCGCTACAACGTGATGAGCGGCTTCGAGGTGGCTAAAGCGCCGCCCGCAAGTGTCGGCGGCCTGCCCTGGTTCGCCTGGGCACCCGAAATGGTCACACCTGGTGGGGTGTGGAGTGGTTAATTCAATCGAGGTGAGACTATGAGCGTTACTTTGAAATTGGTTCACGAAGAGGGCATCCGCCTGCGACAGCAGTCGGCCCACAAGATCGAGCAGAAGGACGAGAAGACGGGGGCGGTGAGTACCTCCGTCAATTGGCGTTTCGTCAAGCGTCAAGCGACCGACGGCAAAACAGTCGAAGAGTGCCAGCAGGATGAAGACCCGCGGCGCGTTGGCTCCGACGGACGCAAAATTCAACTCGGGACGTACACCGTGCACGTTACCGCCGGCATGAACAATCTGGTCATTGAGCGCAAGGGCAAAGTTGCTCCGTTCAATTTCAAGAACCCCGCGATCCGCAATCAAGTCCGCGTCCAGTATCAACGGCTGGTCGACACCGGGCGAAAAACAAAGGATGAAAAACCCGTGCACGAATGGAAGAACGACGGACAGCCGCAATATCTTCCGCCGAACACTTTTGGCGGAGCGTTCGTCGGCGACGGGCAGCGTGCAATCGTGGATGAGATGCCGACGTAATGACTGGCAATTCAGGTGACAACTGGGATCTGATCGGGGACGTGCCGGGACAACGCGGCACGATCCCCAATTCTCCTGGCTTCGAGATCGGCGACGAAGAAGGTCTCCTCTCGCGCATCCGCAACTTCTACGATGAAGGTGTTGGTGCGTGGGAAGAGAATCGTCGCATGCACTCCGAAGACCTGAACTTCATCTACAACGCGGAAGCGATGGGCCAGTGGGATCCCGTCGTACTGCAAAATCGGCGCGGCAAGCCGTGCTACACATTCAATCGGTGTCTGCAGCCCGTCAACATGGTGGTTGCGGACATGCGTCAGACGCGTCCCGCCGGCAAGGTGCGGCCCGCGTCTGACGGTGCGTCCGAAGCGATCTCGGACATTTTCGCCGGCCTGTGCCGTTCCATCGAGCAGTGCAGCCGAGCGGATCAGATCTACAAAGAGCAGTTCAAGTTCGCGGTGGCCGGCGGTTTCGGTGCGTGGCGCATCATGCCGACGTACATGCAGGATGATGGCAAGGGCGCCTTCGATCAGGTGCTGCGCGTCATCAACATCTCGAATCCGCAGACGGTGGTGTGGGATCCGCAGTGCGCCGACGCATGCGCGGGCGATGCCAACCGCTGCATAGTCGCGGAGCGCATCTCCGACGAGAACTACGAGGCACTGTACCCGGAAGGGAACATGACCAGCCTCAACGTCTCGCGTGACAGCTATGGCTGGTACACCGACAAGGAAGTGCGCATCGCTGAATACTTCGAGCGCGTCCCGCGCATGAAGGAAATCGCGAAGATGACCGACGGCACCGTACGTGAGTACGATGCCGATCTCAAGGCCACCGAGCAGCACCTCGAAGATCACGGCCTGACGTACGAAAAGAGCGGTGTCACGCGCATCGCAACGAACAAGAAGACCGGCAAACCGATGATCCGTAAGACCACGAAGTGGCAGATCATGTGGGCCAAGGTCGACGGTTCGACGGTGCTCGAAGGTCCGTACTACTACGACTGGAAGCGTATTCCGGTCGTGCGCTGCCCCGGTCGTTACATCAACATCGAAGGCCGCAAGAAATTCCAGTCGCTGATCCGTCACTCCAAAGACGCGCAGCGCAGCTACAACTCTCGCGCCTCGGACATGATTGAGCGCAGCGCGCTCCTGCCGAAGGCGCCGTATCTTGTGACTGAAGCGATGATCAAGGGCTACGAGAACGAGTGGAACCAGGCGAACGTTGCCTCGCGTCCGTACTTGCCGTACAACGTCGACAAGAACGCGGAAGGCGGCATGCCGTTCCGCACACAACCGCTCGACCTGCCGCAGGGTGCTATGGCACTCGCGCAGATGTCGATCCAGGACATTCAAGCCACGATAGGGTATTTCGACCCTGCGCTCGGCAACGCGGAAGATATGAACCGCGTCTCAGGCAAGGCGCTCGTGCAACACACGAAGCGCTCGGACCTGGGCAGCTTCGAATTCATCGATGGCTTCAGCTCCGCGCTGCAACTTACTTGGGAAATGTTTGTCGACATGATCCCGAGCGTCTACGATTCGAATCGTGTCGAGCGCATAATTGGTCACGATGGCGTCGAGAAGATGGTCGAGATCAACAAGGACAACCCGCACTCTGATGACATCATGAATGATCTGTCGGAGGGCACGTACGACGTTGAAGTCACCATCGGCCCGAGCTTCCAGTCCGCACGTCAGGAAGCGCTCGATACGCTGATCTCGTTCGCTGAGGCGATGCCGAACGCGGCGCCTGTCATCGGTGACTTGATCGCGAAGAACATCGATTCACCGGATGCGCAGGAGATGGCAAACCGCCTACGCATCCCGCTGATCCAGCAGGGCATCATCCAGCCGACTGAGAAGGAAAAAGCGTCCGGCGTTGGCGCTCAGAAGAGTCAGCAGCAGCAACAGCAGGAGCAGGTCCAACAGCTGCAGATGCAGTTGCTGCAGGGTAAGACTCAGAAGATGACGGCGGACGCCGCCATCGCGAAGTCTCGCGCCCAGGCCAGCCCGATGGAGCAGCAGAAGATCCAGTTCGAGACCGCCGGCAAGCATCTGGCGAACATCAAGCTGTCGCAAGAGATCGGCGCCAACCACAATCAGAATCAGGCCGATGCACAGTCCGCGCAGATGGATCTGGCGGCCAAGCACGTTGGCAACCTGCAGGATATGGCGCACGCCGATCAGCAGCACAGGCAGGGTATCGTGCACGCCGCGCGTCAGCACATCGCTGATCAAGGCGCGGCGCACTTGAACCTGCAGGCAGAACAGGAGCGCGCCCAGCAGCAGCATGAAGCTGAGATGGCGCGCCACAATGCGGCCCACGAGGCCGAGATGCGGCGCATGCACGAGAAGCACGCGCTGACGTTGAAACATCAACAGGAGTTGAACGAGCAGAAGGTCGCCGCCGCTAAGGCGATGGCCGCTGCCAAACCCAAGAAGCCGAAAAAGGCTGCTTGATTTTCAGTCTGGTGGGACTCGCCTCGCGGCAGCGCATGCCGTGTTATTAGGAGACAATCATGGCCTTTACTCGTGATGATTTGGAAAAATATGAAAAGGGACCGCAGAAGCAGGTCGACGATAAGTTGAACCCGTTTCGCGGAGCTACCCCGGCTCGCGCCGCAGACCCAGCCGCAGTTGCTGCGGTCGCCGCGGGCCAAAATGTTGATGCCACTCCGGGAGGCAGCGCCGCAGCAGCGGCCTCGGATCCACTCGTCGATGACAACGCCCCCGTTGTCGATGAGGACGGAACACTCGGCGACCAGACCGATTCTGGTGAGGGGACTTCGGACGAAAACGCGGATGCGTCCACCGCAAACGTCGATCTCAGCGATGAAACGGATCCCAATACGGATTTGACTGGCGGCCAGAATGACGATGAGGCGTCACCGGCACGGCCAGCACCGAAGAAAGGATCTGCTGAGGAACGCATAGTAGAGCTGAATGATCTGCTCGAAGGTACGAAGATATTTGGCAAGCACATGCAGAGCCAGCTCAAGGACGCATTGTCCGAGCTGGAACGATTGAAGGCCGGTGGCAAACCCACCGCGACTCAAACCGCCGCTGCCGCTGCTCCTCCTGTTGTTGAAGACGAACCGATGCCGGATTTATCCGACGAGGACGTCGCCTTCGATAACACCAAGTATCGGGCCAAGATGCAGAAGTGGACACGAGATCAGGCGCAGATCGCCGCGCGCAACATTGTGCGTGAGATGACTGGGCAAGACGAAGCACAAAAGCGTCGCGCTGCAGTCGAAGCGAAAATCGAGAAGTTTGCGAAAGCGACTCCCGATTACGAAGCGGTCGTGACAAAGAATCCAGTATTGGCTGCCAATCAGTTGGCATTCGATGCTGGAGTCGCTGTCGCTCAATCCGAGCACACTGCTCGATTGCTGTATAAGTTCGGAAAGGATTCTGCTCTCGCCATTCGAACGGCGAAGCAGTCACCGGCCCAACAGCTTATCACCATCGGGCGGATGATCGCAGAGATCGAGAACGAAGATCGAGTAGCTGCTTCCAAATCAAAGCAGAACGGTAACGGCTCGAATCCCAATGCGCAAAGTGGGAAAACGAAGTCCATCACTCAGGCGCCTCCTCCCCCACGGACCACACCGGCCGCGGGACGTGCAGCCGGCCGCGACATCCTCGATCCCAACATGTCGATGGATGAATTCGCGCGACAGCACAGAGGAAGCAAACAGTCAGCTCGCGAGAATGCTCGGAAGCAGCGCGGTCTGAACTAAAATAATCGGAAAGGAATAAATGGCTAACTCACTCATCACCGCTCAATGGGTCGCACGCAAGGCACTGGTCTTGTTGCACGCCAAGAGCAACTTCACGGGT